TTTTTTGCCACCTTCGATAAATATACGAAGAATGGACTTTGTTGTGGTGCTAGTTCAGCAACTCTCTCTCCAAAATTAAACTTGCGTCTTGTATCATCGATACTGACACCTTGGGGAGCGTTCCCAAAACTAGTACTAAAAATACTAGCGTTTGCCATTTTCCATCCTTTAAATTAGCTCGTCCTCAGCTGTCTTTGTTAGACCTTCGGGTAGAGCGATTATTAAAATTACTTCCAAGGGTTTTTACTATTAAAATTCCCTATCATTCCATCAATCATCTTATCTTCCAAACTTCTTCCATCAGTATTAGATTGTCCAGAAGGCATGACTCCCATAGGAGATGGTACTTGCTGTGCATTCTTTGTCTGTTGAAAAGCAGAACTTGGTTGAGCAGGTGCATTATTTTGCGGTGCTGCTCCTCCTTTTTGCATTCTGTAAAGTTGGACTAAGTTGTCGACATTTATAGAATTAGGGTCTGACATTTTAGTCATAAAATCATTTGCTTCACTTTCATTCATACCATAATTTCCCATAACATGAGATTTAACTTCAGCTTGTTGACTAGCTTGTTGTTGATAAGCTTGTTGTCTTTTAGCATCATCAACTCTAGTTTGTTCCATTTTATTGAATTTCTCTTCAATAACAGCTGTTTGGTATTGAGATTTAAGTGAATTATATTCATTTATATTATCACGCCATCCTTCTAACTCGTCTAAATACCTAGCACTTTCACTATTAGGGTCAGCATAAGCTTCTTCCCTATTGAATGTTCTAGGTTGTTGTGGTTTTGGAGGAGCTGGAGGAAATTCCTCAACTCTAGGTTCAGCAGGTTGAACAGGAGCTGCAGGTTGAGCTGGAGCTACTTGTTGTTGCTTAACTTGTTCCAATTCATTTTTATACTTATCTGCTTGTGACTGCCAGTATTGATACCTTGTGTCATCATTAGATGTATTTTCTTGAACTGGTTGTTGATTATTCTCGTTATTACCTATCACAGGTTGTCCAGTTTCTACTGGAGCTGCTTCAGTATTTCCTTCATTACCACTAGTAAAAGCACTTGTAATATCGTTGTTAGAACTCTCGTTTACTACTCCATCACCACCGAATACAGCTTCTTCTAAAGAATTGTATTGAGGTTCATTAGTAGTTCCTTGAGAGGTATCTTTTTGTATATTATCTTGTGTCATTATTTCTTTCTCCTTTTAGCTGCCCCTTTGCTACCACCAGAGGGTGAGCTTAATTGTTTTGCAGAATCTCTTATCTGCGTTTTAACGGTAGCTAAGTTGTCATCAAGTCGTTTTTCAAAGATAGTACCAGCAGCTTTCGCCTTTTCACTAACCTGATTTAAATCTCCTTTAAACTTCTCAACTTCAACTCTTTTCCTAAGGTTAACTGCTTCCCTATCTCTAGTTTGCATATCACCTTTAAGTTTTTTGTTCTCTTCTTGAGATTGCTTTAATGCATTTTGCAATTGAGCAATCATATCAGTTCTTTGCATTACACCTTCCATATCGAAAACTTCTGTTTTCTTAAGAACTTCTTGTCTATCTATAATCCCTTTTTGATATGCATCCATATAAAATTCAAGTTCTGCATATCTATTAGAAGGCATTGTAGAGCCAGCTACAACTATAACATCATATTTTCCTGTAGTTATATCATTTACAATTTCAATTTCACCTGTTTTATCATCAACTAAACTTTTATTTATAACATACTCAGACAATGAATTATTTGGTTGAACAACTCTAAATATTTTTTGAGTTGTATATAATTGTTGCATTAAAGGAATAGCTACTTGACCAACCCTAACTAATGCCGCTTCTATATCAGCTAGCTTAGACTTCATCTTTCTTTGACCAAACTCATCTATAGATATAGTAGCTTTATATGTCTGAGGAGCAGCCTGCGAATTTCCCATCATCATTTCATATAAACCAAGAGCATGGTCAATATCATTCTTAGCAGTTAGCTCATTTTGATACAATTCATTTGGAAGAGGTGTTGGTTGAACTGGCATAGGAGCTCCATCAGTTGGGTCATATGCTATTGCTACACCTGGTTGTGACCATTTTTCTTCAAAGTCTTTCATGTCGACACTCCCTTCGGGAACTAATATCTTAGTATTAGTACTTGTCGTAGCATGAGCTATTATCAAAGAACGTGTTTTATTTATATATTCCTGTAATCCTTTAATCATCCTTACATCTGAAACAGGGTAAGGAGTCCTTGTATGAACATTCATAATAGGTATTAACGGATATTGCTCTAAAGGAAGTATTCTTGAATATAAATGCTTATCTCCCATTACAACACATTGTTTAACTTTCTTAGTAGTAATTTTAACAATATCTATTTGACCTTGTTTTATTAAAGCTTCAAAAGTTAAAGTATCAAGTTCAATCTCAGGAACTTCATTTTCAGCCGCTACTTTAGACTCATCTTCTGGGAAACCCTGATAAAGAAATTCTTCCATCTTCTGAGCTATCATTTGCTGTCTTTGCATTGATAATTGTTGATACATCTTATTAGCAGTATCTTCATCTGTTATTATCTGACCTTGTATCATCCAAGCTGGTCTTTCTGCATACTTCTTATACTCATCTTCACTTAGTAGTTCTTCTTTTTTAGAGAACTTTTCAAATGTTCTATATTCAGTTACATCAACTTTGTAATATCTTTCATATCCTCTTATGTAATTCTGATTGTCAAGCCTTCCAACATCTTCAGGAAATTGAACCTCACCATCATCTTCTCTTCCAGTTTCAGGAGCATCCCAATCAATCCTATTTCCAGAATTATCTGCAGCATTATCAATCGCTTTAGAGTATAAAGGCCAAAGCTTTTTAGCTTGTTCTTTAGTAAATAACTTAGAAACTATTATATTTTCAGCATCATCAAAAAGCCTGTGTCGACTATTAGGGTCAACATACACATCTAATGGGTCTACATCATGAAAGCATACTTCACCTTTACCCATATCCATCATTGGGTCTTGATATACTTGTAGGTAACCCACACCCATAACATAGTAATCATCAACTGCTTGACGAATTACTGTTCTTCCATCTGATATATCATACATATAAGTAAGTAAAGCACTCATTACTTGAGCTACTTTATCATCAGAGTCTTCTCTTGGAGCAGCTCTAAATGAAGGTCTATTAGCTGTAAGCATAGCTTTAGCTGATTCTACAGCTGGATGAACTCTATTTATAACAATAGCAGCTTGACCTCTTGCTTCTAAAGTATCTCTTTGAGTTTTAGACCATTGTCTTCCTAATCTAAATTCTTTATCTTCTTTAGCGTGTTGCGCCCAGATGTCTCTTTTGCTAGAATACTTATCGAACAGGTCTAACGTATCATTAACAATATTATCATTAGATTCACCATCTTTTTTAGTATATGCCATATGCCTAATTTACCACTACATTGTCATCCAATCAAGACTTTTCTCTTTATTTCTCCAATCTTCATCAGATATTTTCTCTAATTCACTTCTTCTACAAGGTTTTGCCCCATCTAAAGCAGTCCAAATAGCATCCATTATATCATCATGCTTTCCTTTTGGATATGACAAGAACTCTTGTTGAGCTTTAATATCTTCTGGTCTAAAGTAAAAAGTCCCTTTTGCGAACAATGGTACTAGTGATAATAACCTTTCTGATTTACTATTTCTAGGTTTTACACCAGACTCAAGGCCTGGTATATACAAACTCTCTTCTCTCATTAATTCTCTTACTGCAGTTCTTAAAGCCTCTTGATAACCTACTGTTTCTACCTTAATTCTTCTAGGTTTAAACTTTTTATAGGTATCTATTATTAATTGAGGCTGCTGTGCTGGTGATATTCTATTTCTATATATATCTACTATATACTTATTATTGTCCGAATCAATTCCAATAGTAGTGATAACAAAATAATCAGCCCTAGCAGACAAAGAGCTCGCAGGGTCAACCCCAGTATATAACTCCACAGGTTTGATTTTTTCATTTTCTAACCCCTCATTCTTAATTAAACAATTTTGTCCATCTATTCTTTTATAATCATAATGATGCATTTTAATCCAATCTGGCTGGAATGGTGCATCTTCAGGAGATTGGGCTATATTCATGTATTCTTGATAGAATCCATTAATATTTCCTACGGATGAAAATTCATCCTTTATGGCCAATATCCTGTCTCGTGGAAATCTTTCAGGCCAAATACTCTTTTCGTCATCATCCCATATGGAAAACCATAAAACATTCCAAGCACTTGATTCTTTAGCCCAACATAAGAAGCAATCCTCTGATATTACAGTGCCAATCATGGCAATCCTCCCTTCATCAGAAAGGGAAGGTATAACAGCTTCTGTCATCCATTTCCTGTTTTTAGCCCTAGCCTCTGGTGTATAAGCATTTAACTCTGATTCAAAATCATCTACTATAATCAGGTTAGGTCTTGTGTCACCTTCAATAAAACCCCTAACTCTTTGACCAGTACCAACAGCTATCATACGAGTTCCATTATTAAGAACTATATCAGTATGAGTCCATCTTCTGGCAGTATTAGGTCCCATATCTCCAAATACCTGTTTAAATCTATCGCTATGTGTTAAGTGATACTTAATTCTTGACAAGAAATTAATAGACTGAGCCTGTGACTCTGATACTATAACTATGAATAGTTCATCTGTTGTTGATTTAAAAGCCGCTTTCCATAAAGGGAATATAAGAGTAGTAACTGTAGATTTAGCTGTACCCCTAGGAGCTGCTATAAGAACCCTGCGTTTATCATCATCTGATAGATTTGCATACACTTCATTGTGAAATGGAGGTGTAGCCTTTTTAAGTGCAGTAGGAAAGCAGTGCTTTCCAAATAAAGCCATATTGTTGCGTAACTTCTTAAGAGCTTGTAATTGCTCATATTTATCTTCATAATCCATTAATCTAACGGACTTTTTCCTGTATTTTCAAAAACATATTTTAAATAATCTTTCATATCTGGAGCAAACTTTTTAAGAGCTTTATATCTTTCAACTAATCCCATCTCACCCCAACCTTTAAAATCTTTCATATCTGTTTTTGCTCTTACCATAGATGGCCTAGAAGACCATGGGCCTCTTACAGTTACATTTCCCTGACCTTTTACAGGAATGTTAAATTCTGCGCCTCCATATCCACCAGTACGCTTATTAGATAAATGCCTAGCTTTATTCACAGAAAATTGAGTGCCTAATCTTTTATTTATAAACAGTATGCCTTTTGGTGTAAATTCTCCAAATTTATTAATATATTGAGGCGTATTCTTAGCAACCCATTTTTGGACTTCATAAGGAACTTCACTGAAGGATGTTCTAGACTGAATATCAGGCCTCTTAATAAATCTACCTTGAGCGCCTATTTCTTTAAAAGGATTAAGCCAACTTAAATCTTTCCCCCTTCCAGGAACTTTCATTCTTGTCACATCCCCTACTGTCTCCATAGTACTTCCACTTAGTACGTCTTTTGATTCTGCTCTACCTATTCGAATACCTTTTCTAATCATATCTCTTACATTATCTGCTCCATACTCTTTTATAAGAGATTTTAATTTAGCTGGCCTTATCATAGACAATAGTCCTTTATTAAACTTAACGGGACCTACGGTGCCAGCAAAGCCCATCATCATGTCTTTAGTTATACCAGTGCCTGGTATTGCTTCTTCCCCCATACCAGAAGCTTCATAATTCTTTTGTCTCCAGTCAGTATAGTTCTTCCATGCTTTTTTAATATTATCCATAGTACTTAATGTCTACTTTACCCTTAGATTTGTCTTTTTGACTAAGTTTATAACCTTTCTTCTTTTTTGCCATTACTCCTCCTCTTTAGTAGTAGTTCTAGTAGCAATAAGCTTATCTTCTTCTTCTCTAAGCTCATCTATTAATTTTACATTACTTGTAGCTTCTATCTGTTCTACAGTCTTAACAAGGTGTTTCTCTTTCATACCATGCATATCTTGCAAATTATCTACAGCTCTCATTAAATTAGTAACATCGCCTTTATTTTTGGCTTTTTTTATAGTTTCCTCTAAAAGCTCTAATGTATAAGCCTCTGTAAGGCCGTGCTCTTGAAGTAACTTCTGTAATTCATCTCTTACCATATCTTTGAATTTCTCCTTCTTCATTCTTCTCTTCCACATGACTTTAGTACTATCACTAGGATTATCTAGAACGTGATTGATTGTTTTGTCATAGTCCATGGTTTGCGCATACACCATGGCTAAATTCTTCATTTTCTGCCCACCTGACAACACTTCCCAATGAGTTTTGCCAGATATTGTGTTATTGGCTTTCCTACCAGAAGCATTAAACTTAACGGAGCTATAATTAGGATTATAAAAAGTATAACCGTAGGGAAGACGAATATAAATGCTAGTGGGCTTATATACTGACTTGCTGATGACCTTAGCCACATATTTATCATCGGATATGGCGTAATCTCCTTCGTCAGCTTTTCTCCACTCTTTGTATTCGATTTCTTTGTCATCTGCCTCTTCTTTCCTGTATATCTTATAAGCAGTAGGTTCTTTATCACCTTTATGGTGTATATCTAT